GCAAGTAATTTACCCGGCAGTGCAGAGACAGCCCTTAACTGGACAGCCTGCATTGCCAAAGTCGTAACCAACCTAAAAATTATCTAAAGCCGATCTGTGCACGGAAAGGCAGAGGATACAGAAAACGTCAAAACACTGCACCAAGCAGTCATGGCGATTTCAGTACCTTTCTTTTCTGTGCCCATTTTTCGGCTCTAAAGGTCTCGTGTACTGAATCGCACGGGACCTTTTTTATATTCCTTTGCCCTTTCTTCCGGACGGCGGAAAGGACAAAAGATGAAAAATTTAGACAAACAAAGTCAATCCAAGAAACAACGCTACTACCCGTTAAGAAGACCGGACGACCCCTATAGCGTCGACCTTATCCCGGTCAGTGAAGAAATCTATCAGGAACTAAATCAAAGCATCAATCGAATCCGAAAGCAGGAACAGAGGGCTGGTCGCTGCTTCTGCCCAAAACACCTCTTTTGGAAGTGTGCTGCTGACTGCGATGTCTGCCCTTATCACAAAAAAGGAGAATTCCTTTCACTGGATGTGGAAATCGCAGATGAAAACAGGGTCTTCAGCACGCTTATCGACCTGATCGCAGATGAATCAGATTTATCTGAAGAGCTGGAAGAAAAAGCATTCAAAGAAGCTATCCACGTTGCAATTCAAAGCTTGTCTCCCCGTGACCGGGAAATAACCCGTCTCTTCATGGACGGTCTTAGCGAACGAGCTATCGCATCTGAAATCGACTGTCCGAGAAAAACCGTGAACTACAGAAAATCGGTCATTTTCAAAACCCTGCTGGAGAAATTAAGTGACTGGTTTTAGGCCATCAAAAACTTTTTTCAATTTCGTTTGCCCAAAATCCCTCCTCTTGTCCAAGGGGAGGGTGAAGGGACAAACGATACCTGCCCTTCGGATAGGAGGAACGCCAATGAAACGAGCAAGAGACCCGGATGACAAACAGCTGATCGGACTACTTATCACCATCAGCATCATGTCTAAAAGATTAGCACAAGAACTCATAAGTAAGAGAAAGGAGGCCAAGTATGGAGCAAATGCAAATCTATGAACACGAACAGTTCGGAAAAATCCGAACACTGACAAAAGACGGAGATATCTGGTTTGTCGCAACGGATATTTGCGATGCACTGGATATCAAAAACACAACTGACGCTGTTAAGCGCCTGGATGATGACGAACGGTCTAGATTCAATCTAGGTCGTCAGGGAATGACCAACTGTGTCAATGAATACGGCTTATATAACCTGATTCTAGCCAGCCGAAAACCTGAAGCGAAAACCTTCAAACGCTGGATCACGCATGAGGTGCTGCCGGACATTCGAAAGCACGGAGCCTACTTGACTCCTGCGAAGCTAGAAGAAGTACTTCTCAATCCGGACACCTTAATTCAGCTGGCAACGGAACTCAAAAAAGCAAGAGAAGAACGTGATGTCCTTTCCATCCGGAATTCGCAACTCACCGTTCAAAACACGGTCATGCAGCCTAAGGCGGATTACTTTGATGAGCTGGTCGACAGAAACCTGCTTTCCAATTTCCGCAACACGGCAAAGGCTCTCGGTGTAAAGCAAAAGGAGTTTATCGACTATCTCTTAAGCCACGGCTACATCTACAGGGATGCGAAAGGCACGCTCTTTCCTTACGCCGAGAAAAATGACGGTCTTTTTGAAATCAAGGAGTGCTTCAACGAAAAGACCGACTGGAAAGGCTATCAGACACTGATTACGCCAAAAGGACGTGAGACATTCCGTCTTCTTCTCGAAGGAGGAGCCCTATGAGCAGAATCAAGTTACTAAAAGACATTGTTGATGATATGCACGCTTTGGCGGATAGCCTTGGCACATTGGCATCGGCACTCGAGAGCGACAAGCCTGCGGCTCCGGAACAGCCTGCAAAACCCGGACTCAGTCTCTCCGATATTAGAGCCGTTCTCGCCAAAAAGTCGCAGGAAGGTTTCACCAAGGAGATTAAGGCACTGATTGAAAAGTACGGTGCGGAGAAACTCTCAGCCGTAGAACCCATGCACTACGAAGCCTTGCTAAAGGAAGTGGAGGGATTAAAGAAATGACAGCACATGCCATGTTATCCGCTTCTTCTTCCTACAGGTGGCTTCACTGCCCGCCCTCAGCAAGGCTGAACGCAAAGGCCCGAGACGAAGCATCGCCTTATGCCTTGGAAGGTTCAGCGGCACACGAGCTTGCGGAATACAAGCTGAAATCCGCCCTCGGCATGAAAGCGGATGACCCGACGGAAAACCTCTCCTACTACTCAAAAGAGATGGAAGATGCGGCAGCCTTCTATGCCGACCATATCATGGAGAGCCTCGAAGGAATAAAGCAAACCACCGCCGATCCGATTGTCCTGATCGAGCAAAGGCTCGACTTCTCCGACATCGTACCGGAGGGCTTCGGCACAGCGGACTGCATCATCATCGCTGACGATACGCTCTATCTCTGGGATTTTAAGTACGGAACAGGGGTGCTGGTCGAAGCGGAGCGAAATCCCCAGCTAATGCTTTATGGCCTGGCAGCAAGCTTACTCTTTGACGGCATCTACGATTTTGATGAAGTCAAAATGACCATCTTTCAGCCAAGAAGAGACAATATCTCAAGCTTTACTTTGCCAAAAGAAGAACTCTACGGCTGGGCCAAAGAAACTGTAAAACCCATCGCCACACTGGCCTTTGAGGGCAAGGGTGACTTCTCAGCCGGAAGCTGGTGTCAGTTCTGCAAGGTAAAAGCTACCTGTGCAGAACGAGCAAGTGTCAATCTTGAACTGGCCAAATATGAATTTGCCAGGCCGCCGCTTCTGACAGATGAGGAAATCGAGTCTGTCTTGGGGAAACTTGACGAGCTTTCCGCATGGGCCAAGGACATCAAAGACTACGCCTTGACAGCTGCCAAATCCGGCAAGAAATGGGCGGGATTTAAGCTCGTAGAGGGCAGGTCAAACCGCAAGTACAGCGATGAAACAAAAGTTGCCGAGACGGTTAAGCAGGCAGGCTTTGACCCTTATGAAAAGAAAGTCTTAGGCATCACTGCCATGACTCAGCTCCTCGGCAGAAAACAGTTCAGCGATCTCTTAGGAGATCTCGTGATTAAGCCTCTGGGCAAACCGACGCTTGTACCGGAAAGCGATAAAAGACCGGAAATGACAAACATATTTGATGATTTTAAGGAGGAAACGATCCATGACTAAGAATCCAATGAAAGTAATTACAGGTAAAGACACTCGCTGGTCCTACGCCAATGTGTGGGAGCCAAAATCCATTAACGGCGGAGTGCCGAAGTTCTCGGTATCTCTCATCATTCCAAAAAGCGACAAGAAAACCATTGAAGCCATCAAGAAAGCGATTCAAGCCGCCTACAAGGAAGGCGAAGCGAAGCTTAAAGGCAACAGCCGTTCTGTTCCGCCGCTTGAATCCATCAAAACACCGCTTCGTGACGGTGATACGGAGCGTCCGGATGATGAAGCCTATGCAAACAGCTTCTTTCTCAACGCCAACTCAACCACCCAGCCGGGTATTGTCGATGCCAATGTGCAGCCAATCCTGACCCGCTCTGAAGTCTACAGCGGAGTCTACGGCAGAGCGTCCATTAACTTCTACGCATTCAACTCCAACGGCAATCGAGGAATCGCCTGTGGCTTAAACAACCTGCAGAAAATCCGTGACGGAGAACCCCTGGGAAGCCGTACCAGCGCAGAAGACGACTTTGCTGATTTTGCTGAAGACGATGACTTTCTGAGCTAAGGAGGATACCTCATGTTTTGTGAATACTTTTCTCAGCTCTATCAGCTTTTCACAGCAACGTTTCTGGCAGGAACACTAGCCTTCTTACCTTTCTACCTTGTCTACAGATTCTGCCAAGCCGTATGGAGACAGGCAAAAAGGCAAAAGAAAAACTGATGACGGGAGGGCGGGGTCAAAGGCTCCGCCCTTTCTCTCTATGGAGGGAGTAAATGAAAACAATATGCTTAGACATTGAAACTTTTTCCTCTGCCGATTTAAGAAAAACAGGAGTTTTCAGGTATGTCGAGGAGCCGGACTTTGAAATACTGCTTCTTTCTTATGCCATCGACGGAGGAGAGATAAAGACGATTGACCTCGCTCAGGGTGAAAAGGTGCCGGAGAGACTCATCCATGCCCTTCTTTCAGATGATGTCATCAAGTGGGCTTTTAATGCTCAGTTTGAGAGGGTTTGTATCTCGGAATGGCTGAAAAGAGAGGGCTATGTATTAGAAAAGCCGCTACCCTTTGGCCACGATCCTGAGTATCTTCATTACCTATCTCCTAAGTCCTGGTACTGCGATATGGCCTGGTCTGCCTATCTGGGGCTTCCCTTATCTTTGGAAGGGGTCGGTGAGGTTTTAGGACTGGATAAACAAAAACTAAAGACAGGTAAAGATCTCATCCGCTATTTTTCCCTTCCCTGTAAGGCAACTCGAACAAACGGCGGCAGAACAAGAAACCTGCCCTCTCACGATCCGGAAAAATGGGAACTTTACAAATCCTACAACAAGCGAGATGTGGAAACGGAACTTCTCATCCACGATAAGCTTTCCCGTTTTCCTATGCCGGATAAGGAATGGGAGATTTATCACAGAGATCAGGAAATAAATGACCTCGGAATTCTGCTGGATAAAGACCTCGCTAAAAATGCCATCCGGATGAATGAAGCCGTGCGTGAAGAAAGCATAAAAAAACTCAAACGAATCACCGGGCTTGAAAATCCCAATTCTGTCCTGCAGCTAAAAGAGTGGCTTTTATCAAAGGGTATCGCAACAGAGTCTCTAGATAAAAAGGCAGTAAAAGAACTCCTTAAAGATGCTTCAGGCGATGTCAAAGAGGTTCTTGAAACCAGGCAGGAACTTGCCAAGTCCAGCGTTAAGAAATACGAAGCGATGAGTGACTGCGTCTGTCGTGACGACCGTGCGAGAGGACTTTTGCAATTCTATGGAGCCAACCGCACCGGTCGCTTTTCAGGAAGGCTCATTCAAGTTCAAAATCTCCCAAGAAACAAGATGGAAGATTTGGAGCTTGCAAGAAAGCTTGTCAAAGATGGTGACCTTGAATCCCTAGACCTGCTCTTTGACTCCATCCCGCAAGTCTTATCGGAACTTATCCGCACCGCCTTTATCCCGAAAAAAGGACGCATCTTTCTTGTCGCTGACTACTCGGCCATTGAAGCAAGAGTTTTAGCTTGGCTGGCGGAAGAAACATGGCGGATGGCACTTTTCTCTGAAGGTGGCGATATCTACTGCAGGTCGGCAAGTGAGATGTTCGGCGTTCCTGTAGAAAAACACGGAGTAAATGCACATCTCAGGCAAAAAGGAAAAATAGCGGAACTCGCCTGTGGCTACGGCGGCTCGGTCGGAGCCTTAAAAGCAATGGGTGCTCTTGAGATGGGCCTTTCCGAAAATGAACTACCAAACTTGGTAAGTGCCTGGCGTGCGACGAATCCTAATATTGTCATGCTCTGGCAGGACATTGATCGGGCGGCTATAGCTACTGTCAGAGAGCGTTCCAGGAAAAAGGAAGTAAAAAATATCCGCTTTCGCTATGAGTCCGGCATGCTCATCATCACCCTTCCGTCCGGACGGG